ACGTTCTCGGCACGCACAGCCTGGTACGCATCGTTCATCGCGGCCGTCATCTTGAAGCGCACCGACATGCCGGCCTTGCGCAGGTCGGCCATAAGCGCTCGGTCGGAACGGTCCTTCACGGCCGTGGCGAAGTAATCCGCCAGCTTGGGCGCCAGTTCGTCGAAGCGGGAGAGCCAGCGCTTGCCGACCTTGGCCATGATCGCGCGCATCGCCATCGCCGGGCTCTTATCGGCGGCATAGAGCACGACCTCGGGCTGATTGCGGCGATACTCGGCGGCGATCCAGTGCAGCAGCGAGCGATGCATTTCCTCGATCAGTGCGTGGAGGCGCTGCTCGTACTTGGCGCGGATCGGGGCGGCAGGGCGAACGGGGTTGAGAGGTTGGCCGGGCATTACGCGGCCTCGTTCATCTCGCTAAGCAAGCCGGGAATGTCGCCGCCATCATGCTCCGGCGGTTCCGGTGCGGGCGCGGTCAGGTCGACGCCGTGGTAGAGGCTCGTCTCGTCGTCGCGCAGCCGTTCGCGCGCTTCCTCCGGATCGATCACGCCAGCGTTGATGTAGCCCACGTCGGCCTCGGCATCGGACTTGCGGATGTCCGCCTTGTCCTTGTCGCTCATCTCCCACAGATCTTCGAACTCGAACTTGATCGACTGGTCGATGGCGCCGAACAACGAGAGCTGCACGATGTCGAGCAGCCTGGCGAGGTTGGGGCGGAAGGTCTTCTCCTGGTACGCCTTCACCGCGGCGTAGAACGATCGCACCTCACCGTCAGAACTGGCGTTGAGGCCCGATGGCGTGACGCCGAGCAGGATCACGAGCGGGATGCCTGAGACGGACGATAGCTGCTCCTGAGCCTGCGCCTGGAGCCTATCGAGCCCGCTGATCGGGACGGCGACGTTGGTCAGTTCCTCGCTGTCTTTGTCGATCACCATGCATCCGCGGTTGTCGCGCGTGTTGTTGAACATATCGACGCGGGCAAAAACGTCGGAGCCATCGCCTCCCGCGAGCAGGCTGTCCCCATTCGTCGCGAGCACCATGCACGAAAACGAATGCACCATGTCGCTGACCGATTGCCGGGTGCGCAGCCAGTTGTCGACGTAGGGCTTGGACATCTGCGTCATCGACAGGCCGCCGAACGCATAGGCCGGCTTGAGCATGTCCGGGACCTCGCGGCCGACGAAGGTCAGCATGTGCGAATCGTGGACCGTCTTGCCGTACACGTACCAGGTGGTTGGCCGGTAGAAGCCGTCGTGGAGCGGATTGCGGGTGTTGTACGGCCCGGGATAGCTCCACATCGGCTCGACGTTCTTGATTCGCTTGAGCGGCCGATCGGGACCGATCTTGCCTTTGTCGACAGGCAGTGCGGCGCGCAGCTCGTTCTCATCGTCGGCATCGCCGAAATCGAGGAATATCTGCGAGCGGCCGAATAGCCCGTCTTGCTCGGCGCTTTCCTTGAAGCGATCGCGGACGCAGAGGCGGTCAAGCTCTTCCTCGATCTTGCTGACCCGCTCCTCTGGCCCGTTGATCTTGATCCACTTGCGGGTGGAGTGCTCGGCCCATTTCTCCGCGATCATGCGATACTCGGCGCGCTGGGCGAGCTGGGCGAGGTAGGGATAGCCTTCGAACCGCAGGCCCTCGTGCATCATGGATTCGTAAATCGACTGCGTGCCCCAATCGCCAGCCAGGTTGGCGGGGAGACAATCGTCCATCGCCATGCCGGTCGGCATGACGCCGGGCATGGGCTTGGGGCGCGCGAACACCTGGTCGACCGAGGCGACCGGTCGACCCGTGCGGCGCGCTTCCCATGCCGCGGCGATGCTGATGCGCATCTCGCGCTTGGCTTCGGGCTCGACGATTGCGGTCGTGCCGGCAAGCGACTGCCGCAGGCTGGCGAAGATGCGGGCAAGTCTCGTCATAATCACGAGCCTCGCCCAACTCACCGTCCGCGCATAGAGGCGCGCAGAGCGTCCGGGCTGATCTGCATGCGCCGCTTGCCCGGAGCGAACGCCATGATGAATGCGTCGGCGAGGTTGGGCGAGGGGACCGGGCCACCTTCCCGGCTCGCCTTGGCCAAGTCTTTTTTGCTCTCGACCTTGACCCGACCGGCGTTGTCGAAGTCGCGCTTGGGCGTCGCCAGCTCGTCGATCAGCTTGGCGAGGTTCGGCATGGCGGGATCGAGGAAGATCATCTCGGCCTGGTCGAACGTCATCCCGTTGCGGACCGCATTGAACGTGTTGCGGAACCGATCGGCCACGCTCCACCACGCCTGAGCCTTCAGGTTGGCGAACATGTCGCGGTTGGTCTTTTTCGTGTTCGCATAGACCGCGTCGGGCTTGAACACCTCGCCGCCAGCGTTGAACCCGGCGTGGTTGATCTTGTGCTGCGAGGGCCGCCCGAACTCGTCGCTGGTGTTGAGCTCGTTGAACTTGGCTCCGGCCTGCGCGCCCACGCCGATGCTGTCGTAGGTGATCGACGCGTCGCGCTTGACGGCTTCGTTCCATGCCCTTGTGGATGATTTCAGCAACTCGTGCTCGCCGGCCTTCCATTCGTCCGACCATGTCGCAAGCGGGCCGTGTGCGGCGACCAGGGCACACTTGTCAGCGCCGCCGTCCGCGATGTCGAAGCCGAGCCGGTCGTCGCCGGCAGGCGTGATGCCGAGCGCGGTGTGGGCATCGATCGCGGCCATGACCCACGAGCGCTTGATGACGGCGGTGTTGTCGTCGTCGCGCGGCACGCCGCGGTAGATGTGCTGATAGTCCTCGGGATCGTCGCGCTTAACGCGATTGATGATCTTGCGCATCGTACCGGACAGATACGGGTTCTCGTCATAGTTGATCTGGCGAACCAGCGTGTCTTCTGGCGGTGCTACAACGAACTTCTTCCACACGAAGTCATTTGAAAACCGAGGGTTGAACACGATGATGACGCGCGAGCTGCCGGCCCGAATGGTAGGCTCGAGGATTTCCCATTGATCGGGCTGAAGGTCTTCGGCCTCCTCGATCCATAGCACGTCAATGCCGGCGATGCCTTTGATCTCGCGCAGATTGCGCCGGATGCCGAGGAAGATGAACGACGAACCCGTGGTGCGGTGCGTGATGTCGTAATCGGTAATCTTGAATTCGTGCTCGAGCCCCTCGGCACGGATCGCCTCTTCGATCACGGATTTGACTGATTCGTCTATGCGCGCCTGGAACTGGCGGACGCAGAGGAACTTCACGCGGTAATTGGCCGCAAGGAACACGACGAAACCGGCGGTGTGATAAGTCTTGCTCGACGCGCGGCCGCCGTAGAGCACGTAATTGCGGATGTCGGGCGTCTCGTAGAAGCCCTTGAGATTAGGGTTCAGCAGCGCCATCAGGCCGCTCGCCATAGAAGTCCGCCAACGTCTTCGGCGGGCTCATCGAACCGTCGGACGAGGTGTGGTCGAGCTGCTGCCGATCGGCATAGCGCTTGTCCCATTTCGCCAGCAACTTGAGCCGATAGTCGGCGCGCACGCGGCGCGAGGCAGGGTCCTCGGTCACGTTGTCGACGATCTCCAATCCCTCGGCCGCAATGGCGTCGTGGCCGATCTCCCGCGCGCGCGCGATGTCTCCGGTAAACGCAGCGTCCCGGTCCATCCAATCGTAAACCGTACTGACGCCGGGCATGTCGTCCGCCTTGCAAATCACCGTGAGCGGGGTTCCAGCGCTAAGCTCGGCGATGATGTGCGCGACGATAGCGGGCGTGCGCTTGCTTGGACGCCCGGGCTTCCCTGGCTTGGTCGCTTTAGCCTTCGTCATAATCTCCACCTTAGAACGCATCGGGCTCTTTCCAGCCCAAGCGCAGCGCCCGATCGATCAGCTGCGCATCGGTCAGCACGTAGCCGTTGCGGTTCCAGTACGTGCCCTTGGGGTGCGCCTTGCCGGTTGTGAGGCAGCGATAGACGGGCCCGAAACGCTGCAGGTAATCCGCAGCTCGGCCAGGCATCGTGAAGTCGCGATGCACGAGCAGCGCTTTGGGCGCCATCGTGAAGCGTGAACGGTTGAGCCGGCCGGTCGATGATCCTCGGCGGGCACGGTAATTCGGCGCCAGGCCATGCTCTCGGCGCCACCGCGTGATCGTCTTGAGCGAGGCCCGGTAGTGCGCCGCGGCCAGCCTGGAGCCGGTCGTGGCGAGAATGGCGAGGAAATCCTCCGGGCACTTGCGCACCATGGGCCGGTGACCGCAGCGCACACAGCGGCCCCGGGATATGTCGCTGATCGGCGCGCCGCAATCGACGCATTGGCGCTGCACGGTCATTGCCCTCCGGCGCCAGCGTGAGGGTCGGGCAGATCATTCAACGCCGCCTCCGGGTTGAAGCGGAGCCCATCGTGAGACGCCCCTCGCGCACGTGTACGCGTAGGTGCGCCGCGTATACGCGCGGGCGCACGCTTTCCCGGTAGGGAAAGGGGGGCCAGTTAGCGGTAGGTTGCCGGTAGGTTAGCGGTAGGTTAGCGGAAAAACCCGAAAACCAGTTAACGGATTGAAATTCAAACATTTTCCGTTTCCCCCGTTTCGGTTGCCGGTGGGTTAGCGGAAACTTCCTTGAGGCCGAAAATGGCCTTGCCTTCACCTTTGTTGACCCACAGGAATCCGCGCTCGATCGCGCCGGTGCGGAAGAGCCGATCCATTGCCCCAGCCAGTTGCTCCTTCGTGCAGCCACGCGCTTCAGGC